ATATATCTGTGAGGCTGTACCTGGGGGTGCTGGACTTAATTTTTCTTCTATCTGTTCATATGGTTCTAAAAATCTCTTTTCTGTATCAGAGTATGTTTGAGCTTTAGATTTTAAACGACCACTGGGATGTTCTACTACACTACGTTTTTGACGAGGATATTTAACTTTAGGTTTTTTACTCCCTCGTGGAACAGCATCACCAGTATAGGGAGATGCTCTCCTACCTTGGCGTACTAGTGTTTGTTCTCTTGCTCCACCCGCTGTAGAACCTCCACCACTACTACTACCTTTAGCATCTCGCTCTTGTTGTTTTCTTAGTTTACTAAATTCTCCACGTTCTTCTTTACTCATATGAGCTAAATCTTTTTTAGTCCATTTCTTTTTAGGTTTAGGTTTCTTTTTCTTACCCTTCTTCTTATCAGCTTTCTTAGCTATAGCTGCTTTTGCTTTATTAACTCTCGTTTGTCCAAGATGCTCAACTGCCTTTTTCTCACCAAATTTCTTTGCAAACTTAGCAGTATCATCCACCATTATAGATGGTTTCTTTAAAAGTTTTAAAGCAGCCTTTGCTGCTTGAGCAGCTAATTTTGCAATGGCTGGAGCAACCATCTTACTGTCCTTCCCTCTTATAAGTATTACTATGATCTATAGGGAAGCTTTCGCCCTGTGGATAGTCTACATCACATACAGCATAGATAGGACCATGAACGGCTGGACCTGTATGTGCTGCACCAAACCCCTGACCTGTTGGCTTTGCTACAGGTAGTTTTGAATCTTCTTTTTTAATAGCCATTATGCTCTCCCTTTCTTTTTTCTTACTTTGTCAAGTAGTAAAGCAAATCTTGCTCTCTGTCCTTTTTTTCCTTTAGACTTAGCAGCAGCATTTAATTTAGCTTTGGAAATTTTTTCACCTTTTTTAATCCCCAGTTCTTTTCTTAATGCTCCAGGTTTCTTTATAGCTTTTTTAATATTAAGTTTCTTTTTCTTTTTCTTTCTTCCAGGTCTTTTAATTTCCATCGCAATATTAGCTCTACTAATAGCCATTAGGTTGATCCTCTAATCAGTGTATCAGGTCCACCGGCAGGGCTGGCATTAACTGCCATATCATCCTGTCTAGTCCTACGTGCCTGATTACGTAGTGCATTAATGTGATACTGATACTGTGTTTCCCATAATTGAGTAGCTGTTGAGTCTTTCATAAATAAAGATGCCTCTACCATACATGCAGTAAATAAGGCATCATAACAAAAATCTGTAAAGTAGTTGGATGTAGTTCCTGTAGAGGTAAGAGTAGTTGGTCTTACTACCGTCATAATCTCACCATCATGTGTAGATACTGGAGTAGGAGCAATTCGTATTTCAGTATTACCTCTATAGGCATAATAAATTGGAGCACTGGTACTGGCGCTTACAGGCCAGAAATCATTTACATACTCCATTGTACGCAATAACATATTCTTCCGTGACCCATCCTGAGTCATGGAGAAATTCCTAACGATACGAGTACCACTAGGAATAGTAACAACGGCCTGTCCTGACGGGATCGCTATAGATGTATATACAGTTAAACCATGATCATCTAAGTCAGTAGTTAGTTTATTTTCTGCCTTATTAACAATCTTTGGTAATTGAGTGGCTAATTCTGTTGAGTCATTCTCTGTTGTATTTTTTACATCTGTGATCAAGTAATCATAGTCAGGCATGATTAACCATAGTAAATCATGACAACAGAATTAGAAGTTGGTGCAGATACCATAATCTTACCTAAGAATTTTACACCCTGCTCACCAAAATAAGTATCACGATCACCAGCAAACTTAATACGAGTCAAAGTCTTTTCAGTATTGACAGAAGTAAAAGTATCTGTGATATTACAAGTTCCAGTAACAGCAGCCGTAATACCAATAAGGCGAGTACCTACTGCAATAACATCTCCCATTCCACCTGTAGCTGTAGTTGGTACAGTTGAGGTAGAATAATCTATAGGTTGTCCACTTCCAGTAACTGTTGCAGTTTTAATATTTGTAGCCATATTCGTCCCTTCAATCTAGTAAAGAAGTAGAAGAGAGTTTTTACACTCTCTCCTATATCTTTTGGTATTAGCTACCTGCACTACCGAAGTAACCACGCCAGTCAGAGAACCCGAAGCTATAACGCTCACGAGCCTTGAAGCGGAGATTACCAGTATCAAAATCAGGTTCCATCTTCGTTTGAAGCGGAACACGATTAAACATTTTTGTACCATTAGGTACATCAGTTTTAATGAAGTAGTCGTTAGTGTTTGTAAACCTACGATTCACAAAGAACCCATCAGGAACCATACCCATATGCCGAACAGCATTAATACTATTCTGAGCATATGTTCCATCACCAGTTCCACCAGCCGTAGTCGTTCCAGGCGAGTGCAGAATTTGATCTGCCGTAGCCCAGAGATCAGGCGGGATATGAAGTGATTCAGCCGAAGCACCAATCAGAATATTCCGATCATCCTTGATCTTCTGAATACTCGTCAAGGCAGTCTCCAAAGCAGACTCCGAAAGATCCGAAGCAGCCATTAGATTAGACTGAGTTGTCCCTGAAACCGTTGGGTGTGATGCACTAATAAACGCTACGCCATCTCCACCAACCCAAGCAGCGGCAGTACTAAATGCATTATTAAATACATCAGCACCCTTTACCTGCTTAGTGTTTGCCATTGCACGAGCAAGACCACGAGCACGAAGTTTAGAGAAGGTATCATAAAGATTATCTTCCATAGCTTCTTCCGTGATTGCAAATGCGAGAGCAACCGTTTCGTTGGTGTAACGAGAAACGTAAGTTTCTTGTGCGGTATCGTAGCTGACTGCTGAACCCTCACCCTTAACAGGTGCAGTTCCGAAGCCAGTGAACATTACTTCCTCTTCAAAAGCACGATCAGAATTTTCGCTCTCATAAAGTGGCTCTAGTTCATTATTAACCTCCCCGTACTCAAGACCGAATACGGCATTAAGACCAGGAAGGAGTTCTTTGGCAATACTAGCTCTTGAAATAGCCATATTATATCCTCCCTATTTAAATTGGGCCAACAACACTAGCTGCCACATCAAACATATTCATTTCATTACGCAGTATTTTAACTGCCATAATTGGAAATGCGTTGTCTGCTGCGATAGCAATGTCGTTCCCAGGTACGTCTTTAACGCCAACAGCCTTTACTTGGGCAGTTGTCGCTACTCTTGTAGCAGCCTTCAATCCAAAACCAGAAATACCAGTAGCAGTATTTCCGCTTCCAAGTGTAAGGTCAAAGTTAAGAAAGATATCTCCTGCCGTACACGAAGCATCCGCTCCAATGTAGTACGTCATTTCAGGATCTACCATTACCATTGCTTCAATATTACTAGCTGAAGTATTTGCAGGCCAATATTTCTTCCATGTTGGCACACCATCAGCTTCATAATATACACCTTGGAATACACCAACAGCGTAATCAGCAGCGGCACTTACTGGCTCAATATTTCCCAAGCTCACTTTTACAAGATCACCTGTGAACATATCACGGGCATCAGCAGATGCGATTGGCAACTTTTTAATCCCCGTACTATTTGCGCCAGAACCATATACTCGTGCAGGATGAAGACCAGTTAGGGCTTTAGTATCCATTAGTCTCTCCTTTACATAATCAAACTAAAAGTCTTAGTCCTGAAATCTAGGACTCTTTCCTTTAGTCACGGTTGACTTACTATTATTAAAAATGGGCATTCTAGAATCAGAACTGTTCATTAATTGGCTATTAACAGCATTCATTAAATCATCAGACTTTTTCTCAAAATACTCCTTTCTCGCTATTGCACGACCTTCAGGCATTTTAGCAAGAGCTACATCACCTCTAACAACTGTACCTGCATAGCGACCTCCCTCTTTCACGATAGAGCTTATACTCAATTCTGGTACTTCATCTGGTGTTACGAACACCCATCCATCTCGCATACGTTTGCCTACATTTTGGTAGTCATCCGCACCACGAAGTTGGATTCGTATCCAACGTAGAACCATACCCTGATTTAGAAATCTTTCCTGCACCTCTTCAGGTATCGCAAGATAGTCCTCTTCTTCAAATGTATATTCTTCATTATCTCTAGTTTGATTTTCCCTTACTTGAGCATTACGTGATTCTGTCCGTGCCATGATTATCATCCTCCACGCTTATTCATTACTACATTAGTATACTCGCCTTCTGCTCTATCAACTTTAAGCTTCTCTGCTGCATACACTTCAAGTGGTATCTGCCATTTATTAGCCAAACGAATGTCTTCCTGGCTTAACTTAACCTTACGGTTACTGGCAGTGCTGGGTGAGCGTGACGTACCAGCGACTACTTGAGCAGGTGACGTTTCCTGCTGACGGGGTTGTGAATTATTTGGTTCAGAAGTTTCTCCAAATTTATTGGGGAAAGTATCTTTAAGCCGAATATTCACTTCTTCATAAAAATCATCATCAGAAGGATCATATCCCTCTGCTTTTAATTGTTTATCAATCTCTAAAGCTCCGTAGGTCATAATCTGATCTTGACCAAACCAGTCATTTTCAGATGCCCATCTCATTGCTTTAGGATCAGGAGTAAATTCTTCTTGTTGTTGTTGAACTGTTTGTTGTTTTTCCTGTGTTTCTTCATATTGTGTTAATGCACTCTTAGATTCTCCAATACGTTGTTTTTCAAACTGAGCTTGATTTAAAATCTCTTGAGATTTAAGTAATTGTTCTTTATCCCCACTATCAAACGCATTTAGATATGCAGCCCTAGCTAATTCAATCTTATCATTTACTTGAGATTCACTAAGTTCAATATTTTGTTTGACATTAGAAGTTACTTCAGTATTTTTAGCTATTAGTTTAGAATTAAGTTCTTCATTATTTCGTATTAATTTTTCAATTTCCTCATCACGTTCCTTACGTTGACGGATCAATTTCCTAATTCTTTTTTCAGCCCCCTTAGTTTCAATCCCATCTAATTCAGGATCTTCATTTTTAACTTTAGATTCTTCTACGATGGGTTCTGGTTGGGCAGCAGCTTCAGCAGCTACTTCTTTTACATCTTCCTCAGAAACTTCTACTTTAATCCCTGCTTCTTCTGGAACAGTAATTTGATTCCAGCTACCATCTTCACTTTCTTCTACTTCAATTTCTTTTTCTTCAGCCATTATATTCTCCGTTGTTGACGAGTCAAACGTGTTTACGTCTAATTATTATATTATACACTATTCTTACCCTAGTAGGCAAGTTTTTTTAATGAGTTAGATTAAATGTAGGATCTAAGTGTTTCGGTGTACTTACCGTCATTAAAATCTGATCATCAAATAGTAGTATAAAACGCTGTCCCTGATAAAATAACTTTGTACCAGAGTGCTTACCATAACAAACAAAATCTCCTTCTTTACACCACGGTCCCTTGGGAAATTTATTTGTATCCTGATATGCTAATTCACCTACGATTACAACTTTACCAACCGTAGTTAAATAAGCAATATCATCTTGTAAAGAATCAGGAATAAAAATTCCACTCTTAGTTTTATTCTTTACTGAGAATGGACGTACTAAAATATGATAGCCAGGAATTACTGGTAATTCTTCTAGTTCTTCTGCCTCATCAATAGCATCAATCCATTCGTCATTCTTAATAGCATTAGCTAATAGGGGTTGTCTCATTTATTAATCCTCTTCATCATCTGAATATTGTCTACGTTTAAGTATATCCGTTAATTGTTGTCGTGACCATTCTATACTACTAATAGATCCTACTAATTGTCTATAATGAGCATAGTCTTCTATACTTCCAGATGCTAGAGAATTTTTTAATATCTCTATTTCTTTATTATACGATGTAATTACTTCATCCCAAATATCCATTAGGATATAATCGCCCAGATAGAAATACCTAGTGCAATTAAACTAATCCACATAGCCTTACATGAAGTTCCACACTGGCAATGTCCAGCTATGATAAAATGTTTTATCCATTCTTTCATTCTTATCTCCTATGATAAACTTGGACCTTTATTTTCACGAGTACTCTTGATGGGATTAGGAATATCATAGGTATCAGATGGAAACTCTTCGGTAATACCCTTCTTAGCCCTAACACTCCAGCTAGAATAATCTACATCATCCCAGTCACCAACGGAGCGACTGGTATTATTATTGCCCCATACACCTTGATTTTTTGATTTACTCATAATTTATTCCTCTCCTCCTAGTCTTTCATCTCTGTGGGTTTGAATATTTTCTAGTTCTATATCACGAGAAGTTTTACCTTCTTCTTTTGCAAAGTCAGCTTCTATCTCAGCTAATTTAAGATCACGCTTAGTATCATCTTCCATTTCCTGTTCAGCCATCTTAGCCATTAAACCTACCGCTTGCATACTTTCTTTAGCAACACGATCCTTCTCTTTCTCTTCAGCCTTCATAATGGCAGATGCACCATCCTTATACGCCTGAACTTTAAGTTGGTCTTCCTTGAGATTAAGTTCTCTATTCTTGAGAGCCATCTCAGCACTATCCTTCATAGTATCAGCACTTAACTTTTCTTTCTCTAACATAAGCTGACCCTGTTGAAGTTGAATAGTCTGTTGTTCAATAGACTGCCCCATTCCCTGTGCAGCCATCTGATTAGCTTGCATTACTTGCTGTGCTGCTTGAGCCATAGCCTGTTCTATAATAGCAGGATCTTGTGATCCCTGTGCTAACTGTTGTGTCATACCACTCATCTGTTCCTGATACTTCATAACAGAGTGCTCCTGAATATTAGCCTGGATAATAGGAGCAATACGTTCCATAATAGGATTAGCTCCATTAGCAGGATCTTGAAGATAAGCCATCTTAACCTGAACATGGGCATCGTGATCCTGCCCTGGGAAAGCTGCGATAGGTAATCCTTTAGTTGCAGCCATAATATCTGATACAGGATCAAGTTTTTGTGGTTGTTGTTTAGGTGGGAGTATCTCCTCTACATTAGGCATATTAGCTGAATTAAGAATAGTTCTATTCAGAGCTTCTAAGTTGAACATACCAGGAGGCGAGTTCTGGGCAAGTTGAAGTGCCATCTGCGCCATCATCATCCTGTGTGCATTTGAA